AGTATCAATACTTCAGATAAAAGACCAAAAGCGGTCAGCGATGGCATCATACCATCAGCACCAAAGTGGCTTAATGCAAATGCGAAAAAGATTTATAAAAAGACAGCAAGTGAAATTGTTAAATTAGGAATCGCGGGCAAGTGTGATAACAATATTCTAGCTATTTTCAGTATGCAGTTGGATAGACTTCAAACATTATCGGAAAAAGCTGATAAAGAACTTACAGAGCAAAGAATGTTAAATGATCTTACTACCAGCGTTCTTAATTTATCACGTGAACTTGGCATTACTCCATCAGCAAGAGCAAAATTAAGAATTGCTAAAGTTGAAGAAGAAGATGTTATAGACAAATTTTTAGAAAACGAGGAATAATATATGCTGCAGCCAAAAACAGAAGATATGGAAGTATTTGATAATGGCGTATTATATGTACGTACACATTTTGTTACAGTACCACTTACATTTAAAAAATTTGATGAACTTGAATTTATATCAAAAAGTTTTAATGCAATAAATGTTAATAAAATACAAGGTTTATTTAACGCAATGTTTGGATCTGCTGAAGATGCCAAGGCATTTGCTAAAAAAGTGAATGAGTCTTGAGTATATAATAGACGAAAAGATACCTAATCGTATCGAGAAGTTCTTTGCTCAATTTTTGAAGCATGGAAAAGGAACTCATGCTGGCAAACCATTCATTTTATTACCTTGGCAGAAACAAATAATATCAGCTCTTTATGGAACATATAAACCAGACGGTGGCAGAAGATACAGAAATGGGCTTATTCTCATCCCCAGAAAAAATGGCAAAACTACTCTTTGTGCCGGACTCTGCTTATATGAGCTATTGTTTGGAGAAACAAATGGAGAAATTTACGCCGTCGCAAACAGCAGAGATCAGGCTCGCATTATCTTTGGTATTGCTTCAGATATGGTGGCAACGTCAAAGCCTTTATCAAAAGTGGTAAAGATATATAAGAACGCCTTATACAATCCAAAGACCAGAAGCACGTTCAGAGTTCTTTCAAGAGATGCTAATACAGCTCTTGGCTTAAATGCAAGCTTTGTTATATTTGACGAACTTCTTGCTGCTCCAGATGATGCACTATACAACAGCATGGTAACGTCAATGGGAGCACGCAAAGAGCCATTGATGCTTAGTATTTCAACAGCTGGATTTAGCAAAGCAAGTTTCTTGTATCAGCTTGTTGAGCATGGTGAAAGAGTAAATCTTGGAGTTATAAAAGATGACACTTTCTTTGCTAGAATATATGGACTGAAAGACGATCAAGATTGGACCAGCGAAGATGTATGGTATAATTGTAATCCAAGTCTTGGCCATACCATAAGCATAGATTTCTTTAGAACAGAATTTGCTAGAGCAAAAGAATTTCCACGATTTGAGAACGCATTTAAAACTTTATATCTTAACGCGTGGATAGATCATCAAAAATCTTGGATAGGTGACACAGAATGGATGAACTGTGGAGAAGATATAAAAATAGAAGACTTAAAAGGCGAAACATGCTTTGCTGGATTAGACTTATCTAGCACAACAGACCTTACAGCTTTAAGTTTGTGTTTTTATAAAAATGACAAATATTATATCTTCAGTAAAGCATTTTGCCCATCTGATAATATAAAGGCACGCAGCCGCAGAGACAAAGTACCATATGAATTATGGGAGCAGCAAGGTCATCTTATATCTACTCCAGGCAATGCCACAGATTATGAGTATATACTGAAAACACTAGATACATTATCCAAGGATTATAATATTTCTGGTATATGCATTGACCGTTGGAATAGCAGTTATTTAAGTACAAAATTGATGGAGCATGGATTTAATGTAATAGCCTTTGGTCAAGGATTTGCTAGTATGGCTAGTCCAGTTAGAGCTATGGAAAGACTAGTTTTAAATAAAGGAATAGCGCATGATAAAAATCCAATACTTCGTTGGTGCATGAGTAATGTTATATTAAAAGTAGATGCTGCTGGTAACGCTAAAGCTGATAAAAGTAAGTCCAGAGAACGCATAGACCTTGTTATATCAAGTCTGATGGCATTAGAAGAGTGCAGCAAGACAAATTACCAAACAGGCACAGGAAATGTAAGTTGGATATAAAATTATGATTATTTTATACTTATCTTAATAGTTATATAGTAAAAATGGCATCAATATTCGATTTTCTAAAATTTAAAAGACAGGCGGCTCAAGAAATTAACAACGAAGAGCGTAGTGAAACTATACCAGGAAATGTTGTTAGCAATTGGGATAGCGCCTTTGGTGCTGGAAAGTTTGTAGACAGAATCAGCGTAGTATATGGATGTGTCAATCTATTAGCATCCACAATAGCAAGTTTACCTATTCAACTAAATAGAAAGATCCAAAAAGGTCACGAAGCAGCAGTAGATCATCCATATTATGATCTAGTAACAAAAAGACCAAATGGATTTCAAACAAATTTTACATTCTGGCATTGGACAGTTACACAATTGCTAATGTTCGGAAATGCGTATATACAGAAAATTCGTAAAAATGATGGCACAGTTATTGAACTGTTCCCAATGAATCCAATTTCTGTAGAAGTAGATGTACGCGAAGATGGTCTGCCATATTATAGAATGAATATGGTTAGCACAGACGGCACAAACTATTACAAAGAATATAACTCAGACCAGATAATCCATATCAAGGGATATACACGCAATGGTATATATGGAATGAGTGCAGTAGAAACTTTTAGATCATTGTTTGATGGATATAGTGAATTGGAGCAGGCTGGTACACAAATTGCCAAGAATGCTGCAAAACCAAATGGTGTAGTATATTATCCAGGCAACATGAAAGAAGAAGAGCTACAAAAGCTCAAGACTGGATGGAAAAACGGCTTTAGTGGAGTAAATTCTGGAAAAACAGCATTCTTGCCAACAACCATTAAATTGGAACAGGCAAACACTGGTATAAGTGCTCAAGATGCTGAATATATTGAACAAAAGAAGTTCAGTGCAGCAAGAATCGCAGCAGACATATACAGAGTTCCACTACATATGTTGGGTCTGCAAAACTCTCCAACTTACGCTAGTGTTGAAGCACAGGCTATCGAATTTGTAACATATACACTAACTCCTATCATCACAAATCTAGAACAGCAAATACAAAAGCAATTGCTGGATGATGATAGTGAAGTATATATTAATTTTAATGTAAATGGTCTATTGCGTGGTGACGTTAAGACAAGAATCGAATATTACAGATTTGCCATAGAACACGGAGTAATGACTCCAAATCAAGTTAATGAAGAAGAAGATACTGGTATATACATTCCGCCTGAAAAAGGTGGGGATGATTATGTCAGACCTCTTAATTTTACAGTTATAACAAATGAACCAAAAGCGGCATCTACTGGTTCTATTTCGCCTACTACATAACTATTTATATTGTATGAAAGATAATCTAGAATACAGAGCATATATGATGGAAGACGTTAAAGTCGATAAGGACAAGCGTCTTATTCAGGGCAGAGCTGTAGTTTATAACAGCATGAGCAACGAGCTTCGTACAATGAGCGGAGACAAATTTCGTGAGATAATTTTGCCAGGCGCATTGAAAGATAGCATGGACAAAAATGACGTTTTGGCATTCAAGGAGCATAATCCAGCATATTTGCTCGGTCGTAAGTCAGCTGGAACTCTACAAATGGAAGATAGAGCTGACGGACTTTATGTTTCAATAAGCATTCCAGAAACAAGTTATGGTGAAGACACCTTGGTTTCAGCACAAAGAGGAGATTTAAAAGGATTTAGTTTTGGGTTCAATAGTCCAAAAGCACGCAGTTTTAGCAGATCTGGAGAAAAGATTCGTGAAATCAGTTCTCTTAATCTGAGAGAAGTAAGCATAGTAGCTAATCCAGCATATAACGAAACTACATTAAGTGTAATGAGAAATGAAGATTTCGTTGAAGAAAATGCTGTATCTGAGACTATTGTTGAAAACAAAGAAGAAGTAAGAGAAGAGCCAAAAGCTCCAGAAGTAAAAGTGGAAGAAAAAGTGGAGGAAGTTAAACGCCATGATGACAAGGATTATGAACTGAGATTCAGATTCCTATCATTGAAAAAATAACATTTTGCCGAGGCACAACCTCGTGCTCAGTAAATAAACTAAACAACAAAACAAGGAATAACATATGAGTAACTTACTCAAAACACGTAACGAGGTCTATTCCCAGATGAAAGCCATCATGGATACTGCCTCTGATAAGCGTTCCGAAGGCGACTACGCAAAGTACGACGCCCTGGAAGCTGAATATAACAAATTGACCAAGGCTATTGAAGCCGAAGTCCGTTTCGATGCCATCAACGGCAAGATGAATGAAGTTCTGGACAAGCGCGCTGTCAACAGCAAGACTGGTCCTAGCGAAGACGAATATCGTTCTGCATTCTTGCACTACGCTCGTACCGGTGAAATGGACGAACTACGTCAGTTGAACAGCTTCAGCACATCTGAAGGTGGAGTCAACGTTCCAGTAGTTCTTCTACAAACCATCCAACGCACACTGGCTCAGAATTCAGTAATGCGTCGTATCGGTGCTCGCGTCATTCAGACAACCAGCACCACAACTCTTCCAATCGTTGGAAGTGGTGTTACAGCAGTCTTCAAGGACCAGAACCCATCTGCTTCATACTCTGAAACAGACGTTGTATTCAGTTCTGCTACCTTGGGTGCTTACAAAGCAACCGCACTGTTGAAGGTTTCTGAAGAACTCTTGCAAGACGCTTCTACCGATCTTGAAAGCACACTAGCTGCTGAAATCGGAACTGGTTTCGGTAACTTGGAAGAAAAAGCTTTCGTTTCAGGATCTGGAACAAATGAACCACGTGGTATCCTTCGTACCACAACTGCTGGTGGCAACGCCGTTCTTACACAGAACCTCGGAGCTTCCACAGGATCTGGTCTACTCGACAACATGATCTCGGCATACTACAAGATGCCAGGCAATCGTCGTCAGGAAGCAGTCTGGATCGTTGGTGACGCTCTCGCTTCACAAATGAGACAGTTGAAGGCTTCTACCGCTGGTACATACCTGTGGGAAGTTTCGACACAGCTCGGACAGCCAGACTTGTTCTTGGGTCGTCCAGTTTACACCACCTACGCTGCTCCAGCAACATGGGTCGCAGGTGCAACCAACGCAGTAGGCGCTCTATTGTTCCCACAACACTTCGTAATCGGAGATCGTGGTGGTTACAGTCTACAACGCTTGAATGAACTCTATGCAGCCGAAGGCAACGTAGGCTGGAGAGCTCACAAGAGATTCGACTGCGCCCTAACGGACGGTAACTCTCTCGTTAAGCTATACGCTAACTTGGCCTAATATTAGGTTCAAATCTCATAAAATCAAGACCACTCGAAAGAGTGGTCTTTTTTTATCATATAATAATGAGTATATTATCTTTCAGTCTTATAGTTATAGTACATAGAGATTTATGAGAACAAGAACCAACATATCAAATTACGGCCCAACATTAACTGAAGCAAAAAATTATTTACGTGTGGATTTCAATGACGACGACGCATTGATATCGGCACTTATTACAGCAAGCTACGAGCAAGTAACTGCTGAGTGTAACAGAGACTTTAGTCCATGCACTCAAAGCATATATTTCTTTAGTAGCAGTGGTGACTTATTTTTAAGCACACAAACAGTAAACACAGTATCAACTGGCTCACTAAAAGAAGTAGATGCTAGTTGGTACACATATATTCCAGAGGGAGAATATTTTACTGGAAACATAAACATCACAGTTGCTGCAAGTGGTAGCATTCCAACAAACGTCAAAATAGCTCAAATGATGCTTGTAAATTCAATGTATGAAAACAGATTGCCTGAAGCAATTGGGGTAAGTACATCACCATTAAGTTATAGTGTTCAGGCATTGCTTTCTCCTTATAAGCTAGTGAAACCAGCCTAATGAATAATTTATCAAAAGTATTTGATGGTAAAAATTATATTGGAGAAAATATATCCGATGTGGTATATCTATGGACTCGTAATAATATACCATGTTATATAGGCATAACAGATAATCCTATTCATGATAGAATATATCATCATTTTACAAATACTGATCACAGATTGTTTCAACGTAAATTGAGAAAATATAAAACAGAGTTTGAATGTTATATATTAGAACAAAATAATGATTATAATAAACTTAAAGAATTGGAAACAATGTATATAAAACAATATGATACATATGCATATGATAATCCAAAGTATGGATATAATCTTACATTAGGAGGAGATGGATGCAAAGGATATAGACATACAGATGAACATAAAAAAATAATGAAAAATCTAAAAATTGGAAAAAAACTTTCAGAAGAACACAGATATAAAATTGGAAAATCACTTATTGGAAGAAAACATAGCCAAGAAACAAAAGAAATACTTAGAATGAAAAAACTTGGAAAAAAGCAATCAAAAGAACATATTATAAACAGAGCAAATAGTAGAAAAGTGTCAGATCTTATCAAGTGGCTTGAAAAAGAAGCACCTTGGTTCTGTAAAGTTGAACAATTAAATAATGAGGTGACTTATTAATCCTGGCTTACTTGATGAAAGAATAGTGCTCGAATATCCAACGAGTTCATCGATTGACCGATTTGGTCAATCTATAATGTCGTATGCATCACAAAGTTTGTGGACAATGGTTAAAAAGGAAAGTGGAAATGAAACAAGCAATGGTGGTTATATATACAATAATGCTGTTTACAGATTTACTTTAAGATCAAATTCAAATATATCAGAAAAGGCAAACATAATATACGATGGTAACACATATAATCTCGTATATATAGACAAAGAAGTTTATAGTGGATATACAATTGTTACTGGAGAACGAAGAAATTAAAATGGCTCAAGAATCTGTAAAAATTGAAATACGTGGACTTGATGAATTGCAAAAAAAGTTAGATGCAATGAGTGAAGAGTTTGCTGCAAAATCTATTGTAGGTTCAGCTTATACATCAAATAAAGTAATGGTTGATGCTATAAAAAACGAAATATCT